GGTGCAGGCTGAGATTGCACGAAGGGCGAACATCCTCACCGATGGTAAAAAGCGGGTCTACAGTGCCAGATACGCATTGTCAAGCCTGGTCATCTGCGGTTATTGCGGAGATATCTACCGCAGAATTAAATGGAACAACCGAGGAAAGAAATCAACGGTCTGGCGGTGCGTGAGCCGGGTCCTTAAGAAAAGCAGTGGGATAGACTGTCCGGCCAGGACGATTCGAGAAGAAGATCTGCAGATGGCGGTGGTGACAGCGGTCAATGATGCGTGGGCGAGAAAAGACATCGTCCTCCCTGCTTTGAAAGCAAATGTCCAGGCAGTGGTGAATGGCGATACGGATGAGAGACTTGCAGCGGTTGATAAGGCACTTGCGGAAAAACAGGCAGAACTGCTCGAAGCCGGAAAAGACCAGTCAGGGATTGATGAGATCGGTGATGCCATCATATCTCTCCGGGAAGAGCGGCAGGATATCCTTACCGAGGCGGCTATGAACACGGAAC